AAGAATTCTCTGAGTTTTTTTTAATTTTTTTAAAAGAGTAAAAGCTACAATAATACCTTTAGTAGTAGCAATTAATACTGGAACAATTACACTAATAAGTGCTTGAACGGTTGGGCTTAAATTTGTAATAAATGACAAATCCATGTTATTATCGTATATAAATTATACATATATATTTTTATTATTATAAAAAATAACTAAAAATAAAAAAATATGTTTATAATCAAAATATTGTGAATAATTGTATTTATATCCATTTAGTAAATCAATGAATAAATTTTTGATTAATAAATTTTTTTTAGTTTTAGATATGTAATTGCAAAAATCAAAATTTTGAATTCTATTTTTGAACATGTAATATTTTAAAATTTTGTCTTGTTGATAAATTTTGTATCCAATATTATTTTTATATATGAATTTATATGCTATATTAAAATTAAACCAACAATATTTACAATATTGTAAATAATTAAAGCAATTTTTTTTATAACATATGCCTAATAAAATTTTTTTTTTTTTGGACATATATTTTATTGTAAATGGTTTAGTATAATTGAAAATAATCATTATAACATCTTGAGATAATGACATAATTCCATATTATATCTATAATTTATTAAAAATACTAAAATACTATATTATAATTTAGTAATTCCTATAAAAAGTTTATCTCTATGTTCCCATAATCTTTTATAACATTTCGAAACAGTTACATCACTTACTGATAATTTTTCTTTTAATACAACTTTTGTAATATCTAATTTAAAAATTATGATTATTAAATAAATAACCCCTGCAGCAATTGATGGAGGGGTATTATCTTTAACTATACCTAAACGTTCTGCTCTTTTTGAAATAATCAATGCTATTTTTTCAATATTTTTTGAAATTATTAATTTACTACAATATCGTTTAACAAAATCTTGTGGATTTGAAACATTTACATTAATTTGTATATCTTTTTTCATTTCGATTTCAATAAATTTTTTTAATCCTTTAGTTACATCTGTTGGACTTATTCCAAACATTTTGGAAATTTCAATCGATGAACGAGGAACACCATTATTTTTACAAGCAACAAATAAACAAGCAGCTTTAATACCTTCTCTTACAGTTCCACGTGTTAATATTCCATCTATAGATTCTTCTTTACAACTTAACATTTTATAATACATTTTTGCTTCATCCTTAATCTTAGAAACTAAGCCAGAATTTTGTGTTTTAATATTTATATCTTCAAATACATGCCATAAACTTCTTTCATCCGAAGGCATAGCATTCCAAGAATGTAGTCTTTGTAATGAGCCAAATTTATTTCCTCCTATATATGTTCCCATTGAAGATACAGGGAGTAAAGGATTTATTGGTATTCCACAACGAGTTGGATCCAATCCTTTTGAATCGTGAGCTCCATACCATCTCCATTCAGCATCATTTTCTAATATACTAGACATAATTAAACCACAATTAATACATAATTGATATCCATTAGAACTATCTTGCTTTAATTGTTCTTTTGATAGACAATTAGAACATACTTTCTGTTTTACAATATTATCGTCAATATTATCATTATCATTATCATTATCATTCATTTTTTCTATTATTATTTCTAATTTTTCAAAATAATCAGAATAATCAGGAATATCTAAAATATTTTTACTCATTTTGTGTTTAATAAAATGATTTTCTTGTTAAATAAAATGAATAAGCTATTTTCATTTTTAATATTATTATATTAAATTATCGATAAAGATAATTTCGATATATCGAAATTATCTAGTATAATTGAACGACATAAATTTAGATTATTATTATCTTCACATTTTTCATAAAATTCAATAAATTGTTCTACAACATTAGATGATTGTAAATTACCATATATTTTTATTTCATAACTTAAATATTTATCCCTATGCCCAATTATCAAAATTTCAAATGATACATTGTTTTTTATAAAACGAGTTTTAACAATTTTACGAATATCATGATAATTTGTTATTGGGGGAAATATCTCAATTGGAATTTTATTCGTTCTATAAAGTGAAATACGAATACCATCACCAATATCATTTTGTAATGTATTATAACTAAAAATTTTATCTTTTTTACACCATTGATCACCATATTCATTAATAATTAATTGTAAATCATTATAATAAAAATGTTTACAATTATTTTGTATAATTTTATCCCACGTTTGAGAATGTAAATATCCTAATATTTTAATATATTTTTCTTCCCCAATATCTAATTTAATCACATTATTATCAATAATTTCACAAATTTGAAAACAATAATTATTAAATTTATCGTAATTATTATTTGAATTTGTCTGTTTTGAATCTTTTATTGGTAAATTATTTAATATATTTGACTTAATCGATTTATTGGAAGTCATTAATTTATTATTAATTATCAAATAATATTTATTTCAATTTTAATTACAATTGAAATAACAATTTTTTACACTAAACTATATCTATTCCAATTGGTATTAATATATAACTTACGAAATAATCCAAAACCATATCAATTAAATATTGTATCCAACCTTCTTTTATATTTAAGTTCCATCTATATAATGATTCTGTAACAAATGATTCCATTATTATTATACCAACTAAAAATGATAATCCAGCATAATTTTTGGCAACATAATCAAAACTCCTATTTTCTTTGAGAGGTTTTATATAAAGTATGTATATAAGACTTACTCCTACACTACTCATTAAAATATTATCTATAATATTAAAGATTGATTTATTAATATTTTTAAATATATTAGTAGATTTTGTTAATATACTGTCTTGGAATAAATATGAACGTAAAACAGATGAACAATAATACTGAATTATTTTTTGAATAATCCATTTAATAATTGTATTTAAAGTATTTATTTTTTTATCTTTTGAAAGTATTAAGATAAATCTCCAAAGAAACTTTCTTCCCATTATTAATCCAACTTGGATTAATAATAATATTACAATTTTTAATGGATTATATTTTATTTTTATTCCCCATAACAAAAATATTAATATTAATATTAAACAAATTGAAATCCATTTCCATTTTGCTCTTATACCATTTTTTAAATCTGTTATAAATTTTTTTAATGTATTTTCAAATTCAATACTTGTCTTTTTCATAAAATTACTTAAATCAAAATTATTTATATCTGTTCCGATTTCTTTACAATTATCTACAAAACTTTTATTAAAAACATCACTCTGATTTAATATACTAAATAGTTCCATTATAATTATAATTATTATAATTATAATAAATAAATTTATTTATTGATTTTATTAACATTTTTATAAATTATTTCGATTCCACACAAATTCACCAAAAATTGTCAATGAATTTAAAAATAATAAAAATAATTTAAATGGCATACCATCATTTGTATCCACACTTAATCGAACAAAATCTGTCATCACTTCAAATTCTGTAATCATACTTGATAAATCATCCATTCTTAATTTACTTCTAACATCATGTTCAGTATAAATATCACGTGGCTCTATATAACAGGCACGGTTTCGTTTTTTTATATAAGTATTTATAAATTCTTTCATTGGAGCTCGCGTATTCCATATCAAATCATGATATTGAAGCAAAATATTATCTAAAATTTTAAAATGTATAACAACATCGTCTATATTATTTATCCATTTATATTCTGGTATATCATTTTTTAATTCTTTAATTTTGTTTTTTAATGTATTTATATTATCTTCAAGTGTATTTATATTATCTTCAATTACAAAGTAGGGTTTTTCATCTGTTTTTATATCATCTTCAACTATAAAGTCTGTTTTTTCATTTTGTATCATTGCATATAAATCTGATGTCATTGCAATAATTTGTTTATTTAAAATTCCTAACTTTGCTTTCAAAGAAAGATATCTAAACTTGTGAATTTGATTATTTACTAATCCTGTCCAATAATATAAAAACTTTGATTTATATGATGGAGAACATAATTGTTCTTTCGTTATCCAAATATGATTTTTAATATTTACATATGTATTATGTCTAATTAAATTACTCATTCGATGGAATATATTAATTCAGTTGTATATGTATATTTTTTTATGTTTTTTTTATTATATTACCCATTCGATTTAATATAATATATTGATTTAATATATTTATTAGTTTGTATATGTATATATTAGTTTATTTTTTTATGAAATTACTCATTGTAATTCATTATAAATTTTTTTATTATTTTTACAAAATTTAAACTATATCGTTATAACGATATAGTTTAAACTATTCATTTTTTAATAGCAAAGTCTTGGAAATACTGTTTAGTTTTTTTTTTGTCCTACGGCTATAATTTGAGATAATCCATTTTTCAATTTTCGACCAGAATATTTATATCCTTTTCTTAATCTACCAGCATTACCACCAGTTTGTATTATACCTTGATGTTTTCTTATTTTTCTTTTATTACCACCAGTGACTGCTGATACTAAAACATAATCATCATCATTACTTTTTATTAAAGATGGTTTAACTAAATTATCTTGAATATTTTTAAATTTTTGTATTAAATCATCACCAGTTTCATTTGTTTTTTTATACTTTTTTCCAGATTTTTCTTCTAATATCCATCTGTTGTCATCTACACGAGCTAATCTATATTTTGCACAATTTTTCATTATAGAAAATTTTCTTGTATTTATTTTTTTATTTGGTAAATTTATATATTTTATTGGTTCTATATTTGATTCAGCAAAAGATATTTTAAATTCTTCATCACTTTTATCGGCATTTCCTGAAAAAATATTTAATTCTGTTTGACAATTATCATTCATAAAATATATAAAATTAATAGTAGAAAGTATATTATTTATTATAAATAAACTACTCATTATAATTTATACAAAATATAAAATTTTTAGTACAAATTATTTTTAATGTTTATTTACTTTGGAAAACTTGCATATTTTATTAATGCTTCAAATGCTCTTTTTCTTTTGTGAGCATTTTTATCCAATAACATATTATCTAATACATTTAAGTCATTCGGTCGAGTTAATTTAATATCAGATAAATCCATCCATTCTAAGTCATTATTTGGTTTATTTACTATGTCTGTTATAAAATTATTTAAATTTTTTTGAATAGTCCAAATATCATGTGTTTTACGAAGTTTTGTATCAATATTTTTTAAATTCCAATCATCATGTACAGAATGTCTTAATCTATATTCGCAACAATTATTTAAAATATGACTCTTATCTTCCTGACTATCTTCTATTACAGTAGTAGAAAAGTCTTCAGTTGGATAAACACTTTCTATATTCTTCGTATGAATTTTTTTCCAAAAACCAGTTTTATTATCGGATTTAAATAATACATTAATTATTTGTCTTGGACTTTTTGTCCAAATTATATTATTTTGTCCAAAATTTTGATTGGAACATTCTGAATTAAGTAAATAAATATATGCCATATCATCATATTTATATCTATCTAAATAAATTTTATCATATTTTATATTATCTTCTGTATTATCTTCTGTATTATCTCCACCTGTTTGATTTTGAGAATTATTTAATTCTAATTTACGTTTTTTTATCGCTTTTTCCTGTTCCGTTAATTGATTGTATTCAAGTTCTTTTCGTTTTCTCTCTCCTTCTTTTATTGCCTCTTCCGCTAATTGTTGCGATTGAATCTTAACTATTCTGTCTTCTTCTTCTTGTTTTTTTTTTTCGTTATCAATCCGTTTAATTTCGTTCTCTCTATCTTGTTTATTTTGTTCTAATATTGTATTAAATTTGGATAAAGCTTTTTCTAATTGATTTTCAAAAAAAGGATGAATTTCTTTATAATTATTAAACATTTCCTTTAATCCCGAATATCCAAGTTTGAGATTTTGTGTTTGATCTTTTTCTGCTTCTATATATTGCTCATTTAGTAATGTTAAATTATTCTCGACTTTCTCATTTCGAGGATAAAAATTTTTTTCATCATCAATTATACAATTTTCCATTTTTGATAAATTAAATACTGACATATTATTACAAGTTTCTTCTTGCAATTTTTCCATTTTTTGATTAAAATTTAAGAAAAATTCTAATAAAGTATATATTTTTGGTTGTTCTTTTGTTGTTGGAATTATTGCTTTTTTATATTTTTTTATAAATTTATCTATTAAATTTATATCAATCGTTATTGGTAAAGTATTACTTATATTTGTTAAATGATCTGTAATATTTTCTTTATTTTCTAATTCATCAATTATAACTTGTTTTTCTAAATTCATATTTTTCAATTTATTTAAAATATGGGTTTTATAATCATTATTAAATTCTTTAGTATTTTCTAAATAATATTTTAAATCTTTTAATTTTGTTATTCTTGTAAATATTGATGAATTTTCATTATTAATTATACCTTTATATTCCGCCTCCTTTTCATAAAATTTCTTAATATTTTCTATAAATGTTATTTCATCTTTTTCATGTTCATTTGTTAATTTTTCTATATTTTTATCTATTATTATATTAAAATTTTGTAATGCTATAATCTCTTTTACTGTTATTTCATATATTAATAATTTTTTGATTACTGATACAACCATCTCTCTATTAAAGTTATCGCTTTCTTTAAATCCTTCTAACATATTATATTCAACATTATTGTTACTTTCATCATTATCATTATTTTTATTATTTTTACACTTTTGTAAAGATGACAATATAAAATTATTTCCATTACTTTTAAATTGTTGATTACTTTTTGTCATTTCTTCATTTATATTTTCAAAATATTTATGATATGAATTTGTTGCTTCACATTGACTATTATAATCTGATTCAATTAATGATTTTGTTATGAATTCTTTATATACATAATATAAATTAAAATATTTTCTCCAATCATAGATATCTATTTGTTTAGAATCGATACTTACTATTTGAGAATATTTATCATTTAATTGATACGTATCATTTAAAGTTTTTCTAATTATTTCAGGGAATTTCTCATATGTACTTAATAACGTATCATTTTTTAATAACGTATCATTTTTTAATAAATTTTTATATATGTCTATATTGTTTTGAAAATCGGAAACATTATAGTCAATTATATCCTGATTTTTAAAAAAATTATCTGCCGAAGTTTTTTCTTTAATTTGTGAACTTGTTATTAAAGCAAAAACAATTTGATCTCTTACTGATTTCATTTCTTTTTTATTAAATGTTGCTACATTTAATATTAAATCATTTAGTTTAGTTTTAAAAGCATCTGATATTTTACTTAAAAATGATAAATAATCTTTAAAAATATTATTAAATTGTTGATTTTTTTCATTTTGTTTTACTATAATACCTATTAAATTTGTTTTTTCACCAGTTTCTTCATTATTTACTTCCATATATTCGTTTAAGTTTTTTTCATTAATTTTTGGATTATATTCGTCAAAAGAAATAGTATTATATGATTTTTTATCTATATAAGAATCTATAAAGTTAGAAATTTCGGTACTATTTATTTTATTTGGAATTAATACAATATGTTTTTCATCGACTCCATTTTCATTCTTTATATATACAAGTTGTGTATCAAATTTAAAATCTGTAAATTCTAATAATTGTTTTAATTTAGTTTGATTTTCTAGTGATATTTTGCTTGTACCATCTTTTTGAATTATATTATGATCTATTATATAAGTTTTTCCAAATTTTATATCTTTATTATGTTTATATTTTCGAACTTTTTCTAATAAATCTTTAAAATCCTTAGCTACTGAACCATCTCCACCGAATTGAATAGTAGGAGATAAATGATATTTTGTATTATTTTTTAAAATAATAACCGGTAAACTATTTTTTTTTCTTTTCATTATTTTTTTTATGTTTTTATGGTATTTTTCTGAACTTATTCTTTTTTTTTTATTATTTGCAACTCTGTAAAAATTATATTTATAACTTTTATTTAAATTATAAACTCGCTTTTTTATATATTTAACCATTATTATATAATAATTTGTTTAGAAAAAAAATTAAATTCTAAATCTTATTACAATCAATATATTTATTATTTAATTTATGTCTAATAAATTAAATAAAAATATTAAATACTTATATTACATTAATGAATAACTTTTTTTATATAAATGACAAAGAAAAAAAAAAAAAAAATAATAATATTGATTAAATTATAAAATAAGATTTATAATTTCTTATTATAATTATTATTAATTAATTTTATTATTATTTTTTTTTTTTTTTTATTTTTTTTTAATTTTTTTTTTTTATTTTTTTTTAATTTTTTTTTTTTTTTAAATTTTTTTTTTTTAAAATAATTTTTTTTTTTTTTTTAGAAATTTTTTTTTTAGAAATTTTTTTTTTTTTAAAGAAGCTTTTTTTTTTGAAGAAGAAGAA